ATTCCAGGCGATAACAATCAAATAGATTTAGAAAAACTAGCAGAAGAAAACAACGACTTAAGATATCAAGTTAAATTTTGGCAAGAGCTATATTTAAAAGCCATTGACCCAAAGTGAGAAAATGTCCTATATGCAAGGAAACAAAAGAATTGAACTCAGTAAACTTTCCCAATAGAAAACTAAAGAAAGCTCCGCCTTTTCGGTGGGAGTGTCGGTCTTGCTATAACGAAAACAAAAGAAATAAACCGTCTTATTGGGCGCATAAGATGTTATCTGGAGCAAGGCGCAGAACTTTAGACAGGGGTTGGCCACCCTGCACTCTTAAAGCCCAAGACATTTGGGATGTATGGCCAGAAGATTTTAAGTGTCCAGTTCTTGGCATTGAGCTTGTGCACGGATATGAAAATAGATACAACTCTCCAACCTTAGAACGAATAGATAACAACAAAGGTTATGTTATGGGGAACATTCTTATTGTTTCTCATCGGGCCAACTGTATAAAAAACGACGGCACTTGGCAGGAGATAATGGCAGTTGCAGAATTTTATAAACAACTAGAGGAAAAAGACAATGGCAAAAACCTGGATTAAAGAAAAAATACAAAGCGTTAAAAAGAAAACATCTATTGGCGACTCAAGGCTTAGCCGAGGCGCTGGAACTAACAAACGCAAAACACGTAAAAAATATAGAGGTCAAGGAAAATGAGAGGTGTAAATTATCCATGCGGTTGGTTTGACGTTGAACAATTACCAGGGGGATCAAGAGAAAATGACTCAGTATAAAAAAAGTGTAGAGAAGCAAAGAAAGAAACTTCAAGCCGAAGAAGACGATAAAAAAATAGTTTGGTATGAATATCAGAAAGGCGCTGGAGAACATTTTAGAAAATTAAAATATGCAAGTGGCAAAGAAACTAAAACTGATTTTGCAAATAAAGATGAAAAATAAAAAATCTAAAACAATCAACAGGCTTGATCGAATTATGAAATCTGGCAAGTTATCTAAAGTTGTAAAGAAAGTTTTTCCTAAAAAGAAAAAGAAATAAATGCCGTTAAGAGACTACCAACAAGAAGCTCTAGATGCTTTAGAAAACTATATTGCTATAGAGGATGGCAATCCTTTGGTTGTCATGCCAACAGGCTCTGGTAAGTCTCATGTAATTGCAGACTTTGTGCTGCATATGAATGAACAAAAGAAACAAAAAACTTTAATTGTTTCGCACGTTAAAGAAATACTTTTTCAAAATTATGAAAAACTACAAGACGCTTGGCCTTATGGAGATATAGGTTTATATGGCAACAGTTTAGGAAGCAGAGATACAGATAACGATATTATCTATGCTCAGCTTCAATCAGTTTGGAACAAGGTAGATCAACTGCCCTTATTCGATCTTCTCGCTATTGATGAAGCTCATCTTGTTCCAAAGGACGGCGAGGGAATGTACCGCTCCCTCGTTGTCGCTCTTAAAGAACGCAACCCAAATTTACGTGTGGTTGGCTTTACCGCTACTCCATACAGACTTAACTCTGGTATGTTGACTGAAGGTGAGGGATCTATCTTTGATGATGTCGCAATAGACTTTGGTAGCGGTGATAACTTTATTCGTTTAATTGATGACGGTTATTTATCACCCCTGGTAACTAAGTGTATGGATACTGAATACGAGTTAGAAGATATAGGTTTGAGAGGTGGAGAATTTATTCAAACAGATTTGCAAGCCAAGATGAACGATAGCGGCAGAACCAATAAAGCCATACAAGAGGTTTTAATTAAAGGCGCAAACAGAAAACAGTGGCTAATATTTTGTGCTGGTATCAATCATGCAGAAATGGTCAGCGGTATTTTAAATGCTAACAATATAACTTCTCGCGTGGTAACAGGAGATACCAATCAACTGCAAAGAGATAAGTTAATAGCTGATTATAAGAAGGGAGAGATTAGAGCTTTGGTTAATTGCGATGTTTTAACAACAGGTTTTGATGCGCCAAATACAGATTTAATTATAATGCTAAGGCCTACACATTCACCAGGCTTATATGTGCAAATGATGGGTAGGGGCATGCGTATAGCAGAGGGCAAGAAAGATTGTTTGATTTTAGACTTTGCCAAGAACATTGAACGTCATGGACCAATCAACCAAATAGCGCCCAACCAAAAAGGCAAGCGCAAAAAGACGGGTGAATCTCTGGTCAAGAGCTGTCCAGAGTGTAATTCATATGTACCCAAAGCTGTAACCACTTGCCCAGATTGTGGTTATGTCTATCCTATGCGTAAGCTAGAGTTAGAGCTGGTTGCATCTAAGTTAGATATTATTTCTAAGACAGCTAAGAAAGAACGCTACGATACCAAAGTTATAAACATGTGGTTTGGCAATCATCAGAAACAAGGCAAGCCGTTGCCTGTACTCAAGGTCAGCTACAAGACACCCAATAAGATTATTAGTGAGTATATATGCTTTGAACATTCGGGTTATGCAAGAGAAAAAGCTGTAGCTTGGTGGAACAAAATGGTAAGTGGTGATAGCTTGCGAAGATCCCCACCCTCTACAGTAGATGAAGCTTTGTTTAGACAAACAGAAGTTAACAAACCAGATTTAATTAAAGTCGATTATTCGGGCAAGTTCCCTAATATCGTCAATCATATTTATGCAGATAGGTAAACCAACACGTTGTTATCCATTTAGGAAAGAGACGGGAGATTTTATGTTTATACCTTATGACTATACAGAGGCAGAATTAAAATATGTTGGCGGTGGTAGAGATACCTTAGAACAAATAGAAGATTTTTGGGATTCGATAGGAAACCCTATGTATAACAAGCGACTGTCTTTTGAAGACAACATGCTAAACTTATACAACAAGTTGCGGTATTGGCCTCAGCCAATGCTTAATGATAGTGTCGTGCAAACGATGATTTTGGAGTATGAATATGATAATAGAAGAACTAAAAGAGTTTGAGTCTGAGCAAAAGGGCGACACCCTGGTGTTCTCAGATATACCTAACCCTGTTTACCATGCGGGTGTTGGTATTAGTAGCAGTAAGATTAGAGCCTTTGGCAAATCGCAGCTGCATGCAATAGAGAGGGTACAAGAGACAACCCCTGCAATGAACTTTGGTACAGCGGCCCATGCTTTACTGGTAGAGGGTGAAGAAGCTTTTAATCAAACGGTAGCAGTTGTAATGGGGTCTCCTTATACCAATGCTAACAAAGAGCTGAAGAAAGAGTATGAGGGGCGTGGCCTAACAGTTATTAAAGAAGCTGAAATGACAGCAATCAAAGGTATGAAAGAACATATGATTGAAGAAGGCAACATCTACCTTAACGCTGAAGGCAAGGTAGCAGAGGCTAGTTTCTATTGGTATGAGAGCGAGGTTCTTTGTAAGTGCCGACCAGATGTTATCTGTCCTCCAGTCCAAAGCCCATATCCAGACAACGCCATATGTGTAGTGGACTATAAGACCACCCAATCATGTGATCCAGTAGAGTTTGCTTATTCGGTTAAAAAGTATGGCTACGACATGCAGGCTGCTTGGTATCGCAGAGGTATGGAGAAAGCTGGCTTTAAGTTAGATGAGTTTGTTTTTGTGGCGCAAGAAAAAGTCTACCCATACGCATCTAAAGTATTTATTATCTCAGAAGAACAAATGAATCTTGGCTGGGAAAAAATGGAAGGCTTTTTAGATCTGTACAAAAATCACTCAGAAGGTGGGCATCTGTCCGTTTATAACTCGCCGAATATCGTTACCCTAACCTTATAATCGTGCCAGCTTACAAATTTAGAGAAGACGTATCTCTTTCTGAGCTAAAAGATTATATAGACAGCACCTACGATCAGCACTATGCCAAGGGCAAATACCAGGCAACAGATATGATTGTAGATGCTGGTTTTGGCGAAGGGTTTTGTATTGGCAATATAATGAAATACGCCATGCGCTATGGCAAAAAAGACGATAAGAAAAAGGAGCTTCTTAAAATCATTCACTATGCAATGATTGCTCTGTACGTCAACGATCAATAAAAATTATGCTAGGATTATAGGTATGTTATTTCCTAGCATTCCTCAATACCTGTGCGTTTATGAAATAGACAGCAACCTTCATATGGTTGTTTTACAGGCCAGAAACTCTGATACCGCAGAGCTATTTGCTTTGTTGCGTTCTATGGAAGAAAGCTCTGATTATACGTTTGGAAAAATTTTAGATGTTAGTGAAATAGATCCCGCCCATCATATTAGTTTGACCATTCATTAAAAGGTAGAGCGCTTTTCGACAATGCCTGCGCTCTCAAGACACCTTTTAGGACTCCTTCAAACAGCCCCTGTCTATTAAAGTGCTAGGTAGGTATATTCGTATCTAAATGGGGGGAGATAATACCTTTAAGGCTTCCTAGCAAAGCCTAACAATTACAAGCTCGGTTTAGCTGGAGCTTTGGCCTCAGAAGTTCCTTCTGTTACCCAAGCTGGAGTGTCGTCTGCTTGTTTAGGCGACATCTTTTCCAACGGCTTGAAACCCTTGATATTGTTTTTATCATCGGGATAGTCTGGATTTTTACTTTTCTCAATGCCAAAAGTACAAATCACTTTGTTGCCAACCAACTCTCCAGCATTTGCTGGCGGGTTGTCCTTTCTACCTAACGCTTTGACTAAGCCAGAAAATTTCCTAGAGGCTATTTCTCTAACCATTTCTTGCTTTTCAGCATCGCTATGTTTGTACCATAGATTTAGATTATCTCTTGCAATCCAACCTTTATACTTTTCACCGCATACTTTAACTTCTAACCTAAGATAATCATTGCCATTGCTTGAAGTAGTCTTCTCGCATGTGCTTATCTCTGTTAGGTAGTCCCCTTCTGGAATAGTAGATTCGCCACTACCACCAGATTCAAAATCAAACTTGACGTCTGCAAAATCGCTCATTATTTTTCTCCTTTTGAAAATCCAAGTTTATTAATAATATATGTCAAGTTAGGCTCTTCAAAAGAATCTAGCTTGCCACTCCTATCCTTAGCGATGTAATTATCCCCAAGAACTGTTTGCAACCAACGATTGGTTACCTTTTTCCCTTCATCATTTTCTTCGGTGAAAGTCCTAAGACATAACACTTCATCAAAGAAGTAAGGAATTTGGGTAGGTAGTTTAGCACCAACCATCATTGGTTGATAATGAAACATACCTGTTGCTTCGTCTCGAAGCTTGTCTTCTTTAGCAACAAAAATAACGTGCATCTTAAGATCTCTAAACCTACGCATCGTTCTAGTCATTACATTAATAACTTCGCCGTAAGCTTGTCGAGGATCTTTGGACCTTGCTTTTTCTTGCGCTAATAAAAGTTCAGACATCTCAGTAACACTATCTAAACAGACAGTATCATAATCAAGATCTCCGCTTTCAAGCATTTCAGCAATCTGTTCTATTTCTGAAGCTTCTTTAACCTCAATAGCAGTAACATTGTTTGCATCTTTAATAGACAACAAACCAGCTTCCATACTAATGATTAAAGTTTTTCCAGGTGATGTAGCACATGCAGTTGTTTTACCAGCTCCAGATGCTCCATACATTAAAATCTTAGCGCCTTGATTTTCTACCAATTCGCTAGGACTTACAATTCTACTTAAAATATCAGACATTTAATCTTCTCCGTTTTATTTAAAAATACTATTTTAATTTATTTTAATATGAATTACAATGTGTGAACATTAAATATTTAACGGAATGTAAAATGAGAGAAGTAGACCAAAATCAATGGAGAGTGAATTATCTCTGGAGGTTGAAAAACCTAACCAATGAAGAGCTTAAATCATTTAAACAGAAAAATCTAGAACCTGAACATAAGGAGAGGGAAGTGCAAAGAATAACTTTAAAGAAGTATATAGAATTTATTGGAACAGAGCCTGCGGCAGAATTATTTGATTGCTCAGCAGCATCAACCAAAGCTTGGAGGTATGGTTTAAGACAGCCTTCAATTAAGCAAGCTAAAAAAATTATAAAAGCATCTGGCGGTAAGCTAGACTTCGAGTCTATCTTTGGTCCTATTGAAGAAAGTAGTGAAAGTTAAGAGTGTTCAATTTACAAGTAACAGCGCAAGACTCTGCGTTGGACTTAGCTCTGGCTTATGCGGAATATGGAATAAGTGTAGTACCTCTCCATAGGCATAATAAAGTTCCGCCCAAAGAATTAGGGGGGTGGCAAAAATTCCAAGAGCGACAGCCGACGACGGAAGAAATAGAGAAATGGTTTAAAGGGCGAGATGATTTAGTCGTCGCTTTAGTCTGTGGCAAGTTTATTGTTATAGATGCAGATACACCTGAAGCAGTAAATTGGTGTGAGGCCAACTTACCAGTAACACCTTTTAAAGTAGCGACAGGAAAGGGGGTTCATTATTATTACAACAATCCAGAAAATTTTACCACTTGGGTAGCTAAGCGAACTGAGGGCTATGACCCAGCTAAGCTAATTGATATTAGAGGAGTTGGAGGTTTAATTGTTGCTCCTCATAACATTCATGCAACAGGTGCTATCTATACCCCTACAAGAATTGAGGATTGGGATCTAAACGATGTTGATGACTTGCCAAACCTAACTCAAGAGTTATGGGTAAAAATAACTGGAGTTGAAAAGGTTAATGGCAAACCAATAGCTGCGCCTTTATCTATTGATGGTATATCAGAAGGTGGTAGAAATGACCAAGCCGCTAGATTAGCTGGCTATTTAATAGCTAAAGGTTTAAATACAGAATTTACAGAGTTTTTTGTTCAGTCTTGGAACGAACAAAATACCCCGCCTTTATCAGCAAGTGAAATATCTACAACAGTTAATTCAATACAAAAGACTCATGACAGAAAAAACCAACAAGCTCCAGCTTACATATCAACAACCAAGAATGTAAATGAGCCTGTCAATCTTTTCTCTCCTCCAGGGGTATTAAAAGATATCTACGAATACTCTGAACAGATAGCGCATATATCTCAACCAGCTATCAGCATGCAAGCGGCTTTGTCTTTGGGTTCAGTAGCCTTGGGCAGAATGTATAGAACCAATATGAATAACTTTGCGTCTTTGTTTTTTATGTGTATCGCTAAGTCTGGCCAAGGTAAAGAAAATGTGAAGACAGTTGTTGAAACTATTTTAGATCATGCAGAGTACAGCGATTTGATGGCAGGAGATGGGTACACCTCAAGTGGAGCTATTTATAGTTTGCTTAGATATAAGCCAACCCATATAACAGTAATGGATGAGTTTGGTAAAAGATTAGAAAGCATATCTAAATCTTCTAACTCAAACAAAGAAGACGCATTACAAATACTTATGGAGACTTGGGGAAGATGTCATGGCGTTCTAAGACCAGACAACTATTCAATGATGACGCTAACGAATAAACAGCAAAAAGAAGTGTTGGATAGATCAACGATTAAACCTGCAATTACTTTGGTCGGTATGAGTGTGCCTAAAAACTTTTACGGCGCCTTATCAACAGGTCGTATTGTTGATGGATTTTTAAATAGATTTATTGTCGTTGAGTCTCATGTGCCAAGAACCGTTGGCAAAATGGTTTCTTTTGTTGAGCCTCCGCAATCGACCTACGATTGGGTTTCGCATGTAAGACAGGTTGACAATGAAATGGAGCAAATATCTAGAGATAATGCTGAGCTAGATTTTAAACAAAGAGTATTGAAGTTTGATGATGATTCAAATGCGTTGCTAGATAGTTTGGCTTATAAATTAGTGGACCAACAAAATGCTTTAGAGAAAGAAGGCTTAGAAGTTTTGTTATCAAGAACAAGAGAAAAAGCTATGCGACTAGCTTTGATTGGAGCTTTAGCAGATGACCGCAAAGCCAAAACTATTAAAGGCGATATTACTCAATGGGCTATTGATTATGTTTATTACTACGATCAAGTATTAATTGAAAGCTGCAAAGATAAAGTCGCAGGTTCCGAGATGGAAGGACGTATTAAACAGATACTTAGCTTTATTAGGTCGCAAGGGGAGTGGGGTATAAGTAAGCGTGATATTGATCGACGTGAAATATTCAGATCAATGAAGTCATACGAAGTAAAAGAAATTATAGAACGATTAAAAAACTCAGGGGAGATACAAGAAAAAGATTTAAGAGCAAAAGGAACTGGGCGGCCAACCAAACGTATCGTTGCGATTGACCCAGAATTTTTTAATGAAGATTGATAGGCTGGCTTTAAGAGAAAGTCTCAGCGATGTAGCTGTTGGTGTGGTAATAGCTTTGCCTTTATCTTTTTTTGTTCTTAACATGTGCAATTATTTTAATGCCAGCTTGTTAACAACCTCTATTATTCAAACAACAGTATTTACACTTGTTGCAATTATTCGCAAATATTGTGTTCGTATTGTATTTAAAAAGGGAGAACTCAATGGATAAACCAAAACCAAAAATGGAAAACATTAATGACCAAAAGCGCGAAGAACGCGTGGCTGGTTTTATAGAAGGCCTTTGGAATGTTAGATGCCATAAACTACCAGTTAGTTATGGTTTGGATTACTGGTGTGAATCAAAAGAAGTTTCTTTTTGGTTAGAAGTAAAATGCAGAACTTTTGGTATTACAAAGTATGACACTTTACTACTTTCGGCCAGTAAATTAAGAATGGGCTCAGCTTTATCTTTGGCGACCAATCAGCCATTTGTAATTGTGTATGCAATGACGGACAGCGTTTATAGTCATACCTGGAAAAGGGATCACATATACGATGTAAGATTTGGTACAATTGCAGAACCTGTTTATGAAGAAGACTCAGAGCCTTACATTCATTTCAGCAAGGATGAGTTAGAATGTTTGTCTCCTCATCCGTTGGGTTTTGACAGAGAAGAAATGGGATTAGTAAAAA